AATTTATATAGTAACGATACCAAATGTGTGTTCGTAATGTCAATATATATACTAAATTGTTATAAAAATGTTATATCCCCATATGGGATATATATAGATAAGTCAATTTGTCGACAATTCGACATATAGACAAGGAGATATTATGGGATATTCAAAATATACAGAAGAACAAATAACAGAATTTATTAATCAAGCTAATGAGATGGGGATTTCTCCTGCAATGAGACATTTGGGATATCCCGCCTCATATCACACAGCTAAAACCTTCTATGAAAAGCGGGGAGTAGAAATGCCTACCATTAATACTCTTGCTCAAATGGCTAGAAACATAGGAGTATTCTATACAGATAAAGAGAAAGTAATAGCTGCACAAGCAATTATAGATAGATCTGTAGAACAGTTATACCAAGATAATTTAACATCTGATGATATAAATAAGCTGGGAAATGCAATACATAAGGCTATTCAGACTATTAATCTTGTAGAAGGAAAGAGTACAGCTATTAATGAGAGTAGATCTAAGGATGGATCTGACTTGGCTATTATGGATCTATTGAATGAAGCTAAAATGAGAAATGAGATAGTTAAAGATCAATTAGCCAATGTTGATCAAATTAAATAGATATACATATAGGGTACCCAGTCCTAAATTAAATATATATAAATATTTTTTGCTATATCAAATAAATATTTAGAATAAAATTAAAATGAGATACTAAATGGAGGAATATGTCAGACAAAAAGCCTGAAGTTAGAATAGATAAAAATAAACACGGGATACGTAGAGAAACTACATATCCTCAAAAGCCTTCTAAGGGCTCTAGGAAAGATAAATAATTGCAGGCATCAGATTACTTTAAAGATGTTCCATTAGAGCTCCTAGCCCTATCTGAAGGCCGTAGAGAGCTAACTAAATATGATCCTATGCTCTTTGCTTTAATCTATTTGCCACATCATTTAAAAAATGCTGCTGGAGAACTCACTTTATCTGAATTTCATACAGATCTAGCTGAATATGGCAAGCTATGGATAAATCCACCTTCCCGCCCCAAGCAACATAGAGATGCATTCATTGCTCCAAGAGAATGTGGTAAATCTACTTGGATATTTCTTATTTTACCTATGTGGGCTGCCGCTCATGGTCATGTTAAGTTTATTGCTGCATTTTCAGATGCTGCATCACAGGCAGAGACTCACTTAATGACATTTAAAAATGAATTGGAAACAAATGACTATCTTAGACAAGATTACAAAGAATTATGCACACCTAAAATTGTCGGCTCAACTGGGCGTTCCCTTGCATCAAACTCTTGGCGTATTATTCAGTCAAATGATTTTATATTCGACGCTAACGGTATTGACACTAACTCTCTTGGTAAAAAGGTCTTTGGCCAACGCCCTGACCTCATTATTCTTGATGATATCGAAAAGGGTGAAAAGAATTACTCAGAATATCAGGCAGGACAACAGAAAAACACCGTCTTCGATGATATAGCCCCTATGAACATCTATGCCCGTATGATTTTTGTGGGTACAACCACTATGCCTAACTCTGTTATGGATCAGTTCAGAAAATATGCTGAAGGACAGCGGGATCAAGATCTTGTTGCAAAGAACTACATGAATCGTCCTATCAATACAGACGGTACATTTTGGACAAATGAAGATATAATTATACAAGAGGCAGAAGAATATGGAAATACAATTATTTCTGTTGACCCTGCTGTTACAAAAAATAAAGTTTCTGACTATACAGGAGTAGCTGTATTGTCAAGAGGTACAGATGTATTGGGTAACGAAGTTATTTATGTTCGTGAAGCAATGCAATTAAAGGTATCTCCTTCCGATTTAGCCGCTAGAGTAGCTGACTTGGTAGAAATATACGAACCTGGGGTGCTCTACGTTGAGACAAACCAGGGTGGAGATCTATGGAAGGATGTTTTTAAAGGCATTCCTGCTAAATATAGATCAAAACATCAAAAAATCTCTAAACAGGTACGTGCTGGTAAAGCTTTGAACTTCTACCAACAAGGCAAAGTTAAACACACAAAGCACTTCCCTTCGCTAGAAGAACAGATGTGGTCTTTCCCAAAAGTAAGCCATGATGACGTTCTTGACGCCGTAGTATCAGGAGTTCTTTACTTCCTTGATAATAAGGCAGTAAAAGTTGGTGCAAGACAAATAAATTATGCAAGGAGCAGATAATGTCAGACATTAAATTAGCTCTCGACCACATTGTTGAGAGCAGAGAACACTATAAGAAGGCTGAAGCATACTATGAAGGAAATCAAGAAGAGATTTTTGCTAGTCGTAGATGGACTCGTCTATTTAGAAAAGATAAAGTAGACTATCAGTTCAATTTCTCACGCACAGTTATTGATGCGGTCCTTAATAGACTAGAAATTGCTACAGTTTCAACCCCAGATGAAGCGGCTAATCAAAAGATTAACCAATACTGGGAACAGAATGATCTAAAGCTAGATGCTGAAGAAATTCACAGAAAGGCTCTTGTTTATGGAGATTGTTATGCAATTGTATGGCCAGAAGAAGATGGAACCATCACAATTAACTACAACTCACCATTGACAACAGCTATTATTTATGATCCAGAAAATCCACGTAAAAAGTCATTTGCTACAAAGCTATGGCAAATAACCACATCTTCTGGACAAAATCAAATTAATTTAAACCTATACTATGCAGATAGAATTGAAAAATATTCAATGTATGGTCATTTGGATAACCTAACAGCAAGTTCAAACTTTCAATTTGTAGAAATTGTGCCAAATCCGTGGAATGAAGTGCCAGTATTCCATTTCCGCACAACAAAGCAGTACGGAAGACCAGAACATGCTGATGCAATGGGTCCTCAAGATGCAATTAACAAATTAATTGCTACTCACATGTACACAGTTGATTATCAGGGTGCACCACAGCGTTATGCCCTATCATCTGGTGGAAATGATGCAGAAATTGAAGACTTCAATGATGATTCAACAGCCAGAGACAACCTTGGAGCACTACAAAATGGTCCAGGAGAGCTTTGGTATCTTAAAGGTGTCAATTCAGTTGGACAATTTGCTCCTGCTGATCCAAAGACATTTACAGAACCAGTCAAGGATTTCATTCGTGCAATGGCTTCGCTAACAAGCACACCTTTGCATTATTTTGAAAAGACTGGTAATATACCTAGTGGAGAGGCGTTAAGAACAGCTGAAGGACCACTTCTAAAGAAGGTCGAAGACCGTCAATACGCATTTGGAAATACATGGAGAGATCTATTCAGATTTATGCTTAAGATTGATGGCATTATCACTGACGTAGAAGTTTCATGGGAGTTCGTAGAAACTATGGACAGCCTAGATGCATGGGAAGTAGCTATTAAGAAAAGCTTAGTTGGCGTACCTCTAGAACAAATCCTAGTAGAAATGGGCTATGATCTTGAAATTGCTCAAAGAATTGTTGCAAACTCAACTCAAAACGCTCAAATTCAGCAAGGACTAAATACAACAAATATATTACGCCAAAATGGAGTAGATATCTAGAAGATTGGACGATCTAATGGAACAAACAGAAACACAAGAACAATTAAATAACGAAACAATAGAGATTAAAGACCCAAAGGCTGTTTTGGATGCTTTGGAGCGGGCAAAATCAGATGCTAAGCGCTTTAGAGAAGAAAAGGAAGCCCTAGAAGTCGACTTAAACTCAAAAGATCAAAAAATAGCTGAATATTCAGGAAGATTGTTAAAAGATCAAGTTAAGAAAAGCATTGCAGACTTAAATTTAACAAATTCCGATAGATTGCTTAAGTATATAGACTTTAATGCCTTGGATTTTGATGAAGAATTCAATATTAAAGGCTTAGATGCTCAAATTAATAATTTAAAGCAAGACTTCCCAGAATTATTTGATCCAAAGCTTCTCGTAGGTGGAAAAGCTGACTCAGCAGATGCCAATGTGGTAGATGCTAAGCTTTCCGTATCAGACAAGCAAGCTAAGCTATTGCTTGGGAGATAGAATTGTGCTAAAATATAACCAGGTAAACTCCAGTTGGACGATTGGGTTTACTACGGTTAAAAATTGGACGATTTTAAATCCTAATAAACTCAAATCAAACAAATTAAAGGAGAAATAACATGGCCGCAGGTCGCACAGATCTCACCGAAGGTAATGGTTATATTCCAGAGGAAAAAGGTTCCGTTGCTATTCAAGCAACACTTGCTAACTCTGTAGTAGAAGCATTTGCTCGTCGTGAGAATATGTCTTCACGCACTAAGGGTGTACCACGTTTCGTATCAAACGCTCCAACTGTTGTCGCAGAAGGCGTCGACATTCCGAACTCAGATACAACACTAGACGAGGTAGTTCTTACTGCTAAGAAGTACGCACAAATTTTTAATATCTCAGAGGAAGATCTAAACGATTCACTCGTAGATACACTTAACACATACAAGAGAGAGTGGGCATCACTATGGGCTCGCAAATATGATAACGCTTGCCTTGGAGTAACAGCAGTAGGCGATGGAGATGACGGACAACCTTTCGATTCTCTATACTACGCAGTTTCACAGTACAACTCAGCATCAAACCGCATTCAGACAGCTGGAGCATTGACATTCAATGACATTTCAGATGCACTAGGTCTTGCTGAATCAAGCAAGTACTTCGATGCTGCTAACACAGTATTCATTGCACACCCAAAGATGCTCTCACACATCCGTAATATGGAAACAACAGGTGGAAACCTTGTTCTTCCAAATCCAATGGCAGCACAGCCAGGATCATTGTTCGGATATCCACTAGTAACATCATACGGAGCAGCTACATCAGCAGCAGCTACAGCAACACCATCAGGTAACCCACTTCTTATCGTAGGTAACCGTCAGATGATGATCAACGGTGTTCGTAGCAGCATTGAATCAGCTGTATCTCGTGATGCAGACTTTTCTAAGGATGGAGTTCTTCTCAAGACACGTATTCGTCGTGGCTTTGCAGTTGCAGCAGCTGAAGCTTTTGCAATTGTTGAGAAGACTTCAGCATAAGGGGGAATATAACAAATGGCATCAAAACTATACGGTAACTTCCTTAAGCAAGCACTTAACAAGGAGATCGATTTCGATACAGATACCATCAAGGTAGCTCTCGTTTCATCTTCATATACTCCTAACCAGGATACACATGACTACTGGGATGACGTAAATACTTACGAAGTCACAGGAACAGGTTACACATCTGGTGGAGCAACTTTAGCTTCAAAGACTTCAACTTACGACTCAGGAACAAACACAATCGTGCTTGATGCTGCTGACGTAACTTGGTCAAGCTCAACAATTACTGCTCGTTATGCAGTCGTTTACAATGACTCAGGTGCATCTGCAGCTGCGAAGGCTCTTATCGGCTACGTAGACTTCGGTTCAAACCAGTCATCAACAAACGGTAACTTTACTATTACATGGGATGCAACAGGTATTGTTCGCATTACAGTTGCGTAAGGTATAATAGATAGATGAACGTAAGGGTAGAGGCTAAGCCAATGACAGTAGCTTCAGCAATGACTGAACCTGTCCTAATTGCAACTGTAGCCATAGATAACGCCTCCAAGATTGTTATCACAGACAATGCTGGCCTCTCCCTTACTGTTCCTACAATTAGCGGACATAGTATTTCCGCAATCAATCCAGAATTTTTGAAAGTAGGTGTTAAGGCTGCGGCATAATTTGTCGCAGTCTTTTTTATTATGGGTGCATTTGAAGATGTAATGTCAGGACTTG